AAGGTGCTGCGTCGGGGGCTGGCGTACGCAACGCCCCCGCAGGGGCCGGTTCGATTCCGGTGGTCCGCATCAGACAGGCTTCGGTCCACTGCGCCTGATAAGCAGCGCGAACCCTCCCCCGGGGCTCCGGGGCCCACAACAACACGGAGGACGGTACGATGGCTCGCGGCGACAACGGTATGCGGATTCCCAAGGACTTGGTGGCGCTGCCGCTCACCATGCCGCAGGTGCAGAAGATCCTGACGCTGCGCGCGACGCAGCGCAAGTTCGCGGCGCGCATCGCCGGACTGCCCAAGAAGGCGGACAAGTACGCGGCGTGCATCGACGCGGCGCGCACGGAGGAGCAGACGCTGATGGGCGAGGCGCAGGCGGCGAAGGCGCTGGCGGACGACCGCGCGGCGGCGCAGGCGGAGCAGGCCAAGCGCGAGGCGGAGCAGGCGGCGTCGGCGCAGCCGCTGGAGGCGCAGCCCACGGCCACGGAGCCCGCGCAGGAGTCGCAGGCGCACGCCATCCCGGCGCGTCGTCGGCGGTAGAACGAAGGCGAGCGACGGGCCCCGCCTGCGGGGGCCCGCTGCGTTTACACGTGGAGGCGAAGTGGGCGACTACGAACGTGCGATCTATGACGCGGCGAAGTGCTGCGACGAGCGCGAGCGCGCCGCACAGGCCGTACTCAAGACGTGCGAGTTCGTGCCGGGGGCGGTAGGCGACTCGCTTCGATTGATGAACTCGGTGAGAGAACGGGAGGCGTCAAAGTGCGCCGCCGCGATCCGCCTTCTCCGTCCCGCCCCGCCCGCCCCCGTCGAGCCGCTTCCTCGGTGCGAGCATGGGCACGCGCTACGCGACCACGGAGACGACTTCTTGTGGCCCCCGTGCGGATGTCGCCACGCGGAAGATCCGACGTTCACTACCGCACCGAACAACGTATCCCGCGACGGCGCGGAACGGGAACGCTAAATGTCCACGTCAGGCACCGACGGCTGGAGCGGCAAGGCCGACGACGCCAAGAAGGACGTGACGCTGCCCGGCGTGCCCGGCGTGCTGCTGATGCAGGCGCGCGGGCCGTGGTCGCTGGTCATGGAGTGGTACGACCACGTGACGGAGAAGAGCCGCACGCGCAGGATGCGCGCCATGCTCCGACATTTAGACGGGCGCTCGCTGGAAATGCCAAGCGCGCTGGAGGGCGCGCGGCTGGCGGACTCGCTGAACGGCTGGGAGCAGGCGCGCTGGTTCCACCCCGATCATCCCGAACGCTGGCGGATGCAGGGTGACGCGCTGCCGCACGATCCGGCGCAGGCGCGCTTCGACGCGCTGGCGACGCTGACGTGCGCGCTGGTCGGCAGGTTGCGCGAGTTCGCGGGCCAGCATCCGCTGGCGGACACGGCGGAAGCGAACCTGATCCGCTGGGGCGTCGTCCCGGCGAGGCCCCCGGCGAGGCTGACCAGCGTGCCCACGCGCGCGCCGTACGAGGCCCCGGGCCAGCAGCCGCTCGGCGCGGGCTGGACGGAACCCGCGTCAGGGTAAGCGTTTACACGCGCAGCACGGGCTCCCCGGATTCTCTGTTGACAGCCGGTTGAAGTCTGGTACATTCCGCGCACGGTCGCAGTGACCGACAGGAGTCCGCAACATGGCCACGACAGTCGTCCTTCGCGACTACCAGCAGGCGAGCATCGCGCAGGTGCGCGCGCTAGTGCGTGACGGGAAGCGCCCGATCCTTGTCCTGCCCACGGGCGGCGGCAAGACGAAGACGGCGGTGCTGGGGATCGTCAAGCCGACGCAGGCGCAGGGCGCGCGCGTTCTCTGGATCGCGCACCGCACGGAGTTGATCGGGCAGGCCGACGCGGACATCCGGCGCGAGGGCATCCGCACCGGCATCATCATGGGCGGCACGAAGTCGGACGCCAGCGCGCTGGTGCAGGTGGCCAGCGTGGCGACGCTCGCGCGGCGCACGGGCTCGCTGCCCGAAGCGCGCGTGGTCATCATTGACGAGTGCCACCACGTCCGCTCCGCCACGTACATGGGCGTGGTGGCGGAGTATACGAAGCGCGGCGCCATCATCATCGGACTGACGGCGACGCCGGAGCGGCTGGACGGCAAGGGGCTGGGCGACGTGTTCTCCGCCATCGTGGAGGAAGTGACCGTCCGCGAGTTGATCGACGCGGGCTCGCTGTCGGAGTACCGCTACTTCGCGCCGTACACGCCCGACCTGACGGGCATCAAGAAGGTGGGCGGCGACTACTCCACGGGCGCCACCAGCGAGCGCATGAACAAGTCCAGCGTGACCGGGAATCTGGTCACGACCTACCGCAAGCATCTGGACGGCAAGCGCGCGCTGGTGTTCGCGTGTAGCATTGAACACTCCAAGGCCATCGTGGAGCAGTTCAAGGCGCAGGGCATCAGTGCGGCGCATCTGGACGGCACGACGCCGGGCGGCGAGCGCGCGAGCGTGCTGGCGGACTTCGCAGCCGGGCGCACGCTGGTCGTCTCCAACGTGGACCTGTTCGATGAAGGCTTCGACTGCCCGGCCGTCGCTGGCGTGCTGATCGCGCGCCCCACGCAGTCCTTCACGAAGCACCGTCAGATGATCGGGCGCTCGCTGCGTCCGTTCGCGGGCAAGGAGTTCGCAGTCATCCTTGACCACGCCGGGAACTTCCTGCGGCACGGGATGCCGGACGACGTGACGGAGTGGACGCTGGAGTCCAAGGTGGAGAAGGAGCCCGCCGCCAAGCACAAGTCCTGCCCGGAGTGCTACGCGGTCCTGCCGGTCAGCGCGAGCGTCTGTCCGTGCTGCGGCTACGTCTTCAGCGCAGCCCCGCGCAGCGGCCCGGAGTTCAAGGACGGCGACCTGAACGAAGTGCAGCAGAAGCGCTGGACGCAGCCGGAGAAGGAACTGCTGTTCCGCACGCTGCTGGCGCAGGCGTCCTGCGGCGGCTACATGGTCGGCTGGGCGAAGCGGCAGTACCGCCTGAAGACGCGCGTTTGGCCGAAGGGCCTGAAGGCCATCGAAGAGCAGGCCATGCGTGACTGCCACCACGCGCGTGTGGACGACGCGACGCAGCGGTGCCGCTTCTGCGGGGCCTTCACCGGGACGAACGTCGGGGCCTACGCGACCGCGTGACAGTTGCGGCTGGCGGGGGGCGTGCTACGCTCCCCGCCCCCGCAGGAGTTCAGCGTGGCCGAACGCGACGTGCAGGCAGAAGTGATGCTGGAGTTCGGCGCGCTCCCATACCTTCGCATCTGGAGGCAGAACACGGGCGTGGCCGTCTACGAATCGAAGACAGGCGCGAAGACGTTCGTCAAGTACGGCGTGCCCGGAGGCGCGGACCTGTCCGGCCTGCTGGCGTGCGGCAAGCGCGTGGAGTTGGAATGCAAGCGCGAGGGCGGCGGACGCCATGAGCCGGAGCAGAAGCGTTTCGGCGCGATGATCGCGCGCATGGGCGGGATGTACGCGCTGGTCAGTTCCGTGGCCGACGCTCGCGCAGCACTTGACAGCCACTTGACCGTATGCGATACCTGCCGCTCACGGAGGCAGTTCGCGATATGATCCGCTTCAGCATCGGACACGGCAAGCGCGCGGGCAAGTGCGACCGCACGGCGGACGCCGAAGACTTCGCGGACTTCCAGCAGCAGTTGCTGGAGTTGCGCGGGCCCGACGAGTGGTGGAGCCCGCACGAATGGACGGGCGGCGCGCGCACGCAGGCGGGCTGGCTGGGCGCGTCGCTGATCGCGGCGGACGTGGACTACTACGGCGCCGGGCCGGAGGGCAAGGTCGAACACGCCCCGCTGCCGGACGCGCTGCGGCAGATGCTGGTGGATGCGTGGGAAGCCGGGACGATCCCGGGCGACGCCATGCACACGACTCCGCGCGGGCTGCGCGTGGTCGTCCTGCTGCCGGAGCGCTGCGCGGTGGAGCCGCTGTACCGGGCCGCTGCCACGGGCGTGGCGAAGCAGGTGGAGGACGCGCTGCGGTCCCTGACGGACGCGGACTTGAGATTGGATGCCGCATCGTGGGACACGGCCCGGTATCTCTGGGCGCCGAACGCGCGCGTGGACGGGCACGCGCGCAGCGCGCGCTGGCTGTCGCGCGAGCCCGGCGCGACGACGGTGGAGGCGTGGGCGGCTCGCGCCGTGGCCATCATCACGAAGGGCAAGGACGGCAAGCGCGCGGTGGACACGGACCTGCGCGCGGCGCGCGACCGCTGGCTGGCCGACCATCCGCTGCCGGACGTGGACGCGGAACGCACGTGCCCCACGTGTAAACACGCTGGCTGCTGGGGCGTCCTGCCGGACAGCACGACGCGCTGGTGGTGCTGGTCGGACTCGCACGACAAGGACTCCGGCGGCTGCGGGCGCAAGGCCGACAGCGGGCGCGGCTGGTTTGGCGACGCGCTGGACTTGGCGGCGCACGCACGGGGCATCAGCACGGGCACGGTGCTGGAGCAGGACGGATACCTGATCCGGGCGGGCGCGGCCGGGCGCACGGACGTGCTGCTGCCCGGAGCCCACCAGACGGGCGAGGGCACGCTGGAGCGCGGAACGGGCGACTTCGTCAACGACGTGCTGGGCCTGCTGACCGCTGGGCGGGCTTTCCGGCGCGGTACGACTCTGGTGGGGCTGGACGCGGCGGCGGGCGTCCTGCGGGCGTACAACGCCACCACGGCCGTGGCGCTGGCGGAGCAGACGGTGCGGCCGGTGCGCTGGTTCAAGACGAAGGAGGACGGTCCCTTCAAGGGGTACGCGCCGATGAACGGGAACCACGGGCGCATGATCTTGGATGCCAGCGAGGCCACGGAGATTCTTCCGATGATCGACGGCGTCGCGACGTTCCCCACGTACGCGCGGCAGAAGGACGGCAGCATCGTCCGCATCACGGACGGGTACAACCCGGACACGCGGATGTATCTGGTGCCGGACGCGGACGTGTCCGCGATCAACGCCAGCGGCACCGCGCAGGAGGCGCAGGCGGCGCTGGGCGACCTGCTGACGGACTTCCCGTTCGCTGACGATGCGAGCGTGGAGAACACGGTGCTGCTGATCCTGACGCTGATGATGCGTCCCGCCTGCGACACGGTCCCGCTGTTCCACGTCGGCGCGTCGCTGGAGCGCACGGGGAAGACGAAGTTGCTGCGCGAGTGCGTGGGCGTGCTGGTGACGGGGCGGCTGGCTCCGATCCTGATGCACACGGAGTCCGAAGAGGAAACGCGCAAGCGGCTGGACGCGCTCGCGCTGGAGGGGCAACCGTTCGCGATCATCGACAACCTGCCGACGGGAACCCCGACCGACAGCCCCAGCCTTGCAGCGGCCATTACGTCTTCGTCGCTGAAGTTCCGCATTCTCGGGCGCAGCGAAATGCAGGAGGCGCGCAACACGCTGACGCTGGCGACGACGGGCAACAACAGCCGCTTCAGCGCGGAGTTGGTGAAGCGCGCGGTTCCTATCACGCTGCGCGCAAAGGACGACGCCCCGGAGAAGCGCGGCGACTTCGCGCATCCTGACGTGGAGCAGTACGTGCGCGAGCGGCGCCCGGTGGTGCTGTCGCTGCTGGTCGGCGCGGTCGAACGGTGGATGGCGGCGGGCCGTCCTGATCCCGTCACGATCCCGCGCATCGGAGGCTTTGAGCGCTGGTGGTCAACCGTCTGCGGCGTGGCGGAGCATGGGCTGGGCCTGCGGCTCGCGCTGTCCAACAGGGACGACTTCACGGCGGCGAGCGGCGACGGCGTGAGCGACGACGCACGCGCGCTGGTCAAGCAGTGGGCCACGAAGTTCGGCGGCGACGTGGTGAAGCAGCGCGCGCTGTACGAACTGTCGGACGGGCTTGGACTGTTCGCGAACGTGATGGACGGCTGCGCGGCCGAACACGCGGACAAGCGTGCGGCGTTCTTCGCGCGCTACGTGCTGGACGGGCGGATGCGCGAGCGCCCCACGTGCGGCTACATCGTCACGCGGACGCCCGTCCCCGGGCACTACCTGCTGCGTGGCATGGACGACGAAGCGCCGAAGGGCGCGAAGCCGGAGGCAACCCCGCCGCCGGACGAGCAGGGATCGCTGGACATTTAGACGGAGGCGGACGTGAGCGCGATCAACGCGAAGGAAGTGCTGCGGGCGGAGTTGGCGCAACTGCGCGTGCAGTTGCAGGCGGCGCATCAGCGCGCGGCGCTGGTGACGCAGATGCTCTGCACGTTCATGGTCAAGCAGGGCGTGGACGAGACGACGCTGGAGCCGGAGCATCTGGAGGCGGCGATGGCGCGCTGCGGGATGCGGCTGGCCTGCGGCTTCGTCAAGGGCAAGGAGGACGGCGACGGACGCGCGGCGGAGGCTGCGGTCATCCGCCTGCACGTGCTGACGCCGGAGGAGCGCGAGGCGCAGAAGAAGGCCATCGAAGCGGCACGCGGCAAGGGCCCCGTGCTTCGCGTGGTCCGGGGCGACTGACGTAACCTGCGCGTTTACACGGGCTTACGTCGTCACCGGATTCTCTGTTGACAGCCGCTTGAAATGGGGTAGAGTACGGGCACGGTCGCAGTGACCGCTGGAGCCTTGACCATGAGCAGGACGAACAGCGCGGAGTTGGCGAAGGTGGACGCGGCAGCAGCCGGAGTCCGAAAGGCGTTCGATGGCGGCACCGCTCTCTCTGATTTCAACTACGTGGCGGCGTTCGTGCTGGACGCTCTGGAGGCAGCGGGCTACCGGCTGGTCAAGGCGCGCGTGAAGCCGGTCAAGCAGGACACGCGCAGCCGCGCGGGCTGCGTTCTGGTCCATCCCGCGAACATCCTGCCCGGCGCGACCTACCGGCAGGGCGGGCTGGAGTTCAAGGTGCAGGCGAACGACTCGTACGGCGTCAACGGCGACGGGCGCGTGCTGACCGTCCGCACGCAGGGCGGCGACACGGTCAAGGCGAACGTGAACTGCAACAGCCCCGAAGTGCTGGTTCCCGTGCGCGTCGGCCAGCCCTGCGCGTTCTTCTGCGGCGACGACAAGTACGACTACCGCGTGGATGACATCAGCGCGGCGAAGGTCGGCGGCTTCCCGCAGTCCGTCTGGGCGGGCGGCTCGCGCTTCACGTGGCGCGCGGATCGCGCGCAGTACGTTCTGGCCGGGAACGCCAACGGCGCGCTGCGTATCGGTTGGTAGGACGAAACCCGGGGCCCGCGTTTACACGCGCGGGCCCCACAACACGGAGGGCGGACAGATGAAGCGCTTTTACTTCGCGGTCGTCGGGGCTCGCGAGTTCCCGCTGGATATGCTCCGATACGATGCGTGCTTCCCCGCGCGCGAAGAGGACGCGCTGCGCGCGGAGCGGCATCCCGACGAGCGGCGCATCGTGGTGCTGGCGCAGCAGGTGGATGACAAGTGCAGCCGCTACTCCGCGCGGCTGACGGACGGGCGCTGGTCGTCCTTCGGCTGGCGCGTGGTCAGTGCGTCCTGCGACGACGCGCTGGCGGCGGAGGACAGCGCGCGCGTGCTGTCCGGCATGACGGGGCTGCTGGAGGAGCGCAGGCGCGAAGTGCGGGAGCCCGGCTAAATGTTCTGCCCGCACGGCAACTTCATCGGCGAGAACGAAATGGGCTGGGCTCGTCCGCGCGCCTGCGACTGCCGGAACCCGAACGACATGGCGGGCTTCAGGCTGCTGGCGCGCGGGCGGGCGCTGGGCGAGGGCGTCAAGGCGCAGCAGGCAGGCGTGGCGCTCGCGGACAACCCCTACCGTGGAACGGGCGATCCGTACGTGGCGGGCGGCTGGACGATGGGCTGGAAGCGTTCGTGGGAGAACGATCCGGCGCGCGCGAACGACGTGAAGCGGCTGCGGTACTCCGGCCCGAAGCGCCACGCGGGACACACGGGCGCGAAGAATCGGCTGTAACCCGCTGGCGCTTCGGCGTTTACACGCGCTGCAAAAATATCTGTTGCAAGCCGGTTGACGCGGTGTAGAGTACGGGCACGGTCGTAGTGACCGCTGGAGCCTTGACCATGAGCCTGTCCGCCAATCAGTTCGCGGTGCTGAAGAAGATCGAAAAGATGGCCGTCATCCCGGCCAACAAGGCGCAGACGATCAAGGGCCTGATTGTGGAGGGCTGGATTTCCGGCGGCTTCGCGGTCGGCTTCGTCCTGACGGACAACGGGCATATCGTCCTGAACGACTACCGGGACGCCGTCAACGCCATGCACCGCCGGGTGGCGCAGCGCGAGCGCGAGCGCGTGGCGCTGGAGCGGGCGCGCGGCGCGAAGGCTGCGAGCATGACGGGCGCGGAGATCGCGGCAGCGTACGCGCGCTGGCACGCGAAGAACCCCGGCGCGCAGACGGGCGGGCTGGCCATCGACGTGAACGGCGAGGCGTACGAGTGGATGTCGTGGGAACGGATGATGTCGGAGTAGGCGACGCAACCCCGCGCGGGCGCTGCGTTTACGCGCGGCGCTCGCGCTCGCTGCTTTTTCTGTTGCAAGCCGGTTGACGTGGTGTAGAGTACGGGCACGGTCGCAGTGACCGACGGAGCCTTGACCATGACGAACGCGACGATGACGGACGAAGTGACGCACCTTTTCCAGCAGGCGGGGCTCGGCGTCGCGCCGTTCCGCTTCGTCGGCGCGCACGTGAAGACGTATCAGGCGTGCCACGGCGCCCCGGTGCAGCCGGGCGGCTCCTGCGCGTACTGCGGCACGGGCATCATGGAGTGCTGCGTCATCCGCGACGCGAACGGCAAGGAGTTCATCGTCGGCAACGTCTGCGTCGGCAAGACGGGCGACGCCGGGCTGATCAACCTGACGAAGCGCGCGATCAACGCGCTGCGGACGGCCAACAAGCACGTGCGCGACGACCTGCGAATTCAGGCCGCGCGCGAGTTGCTGGAAGTCCCGGCCGTGCGCGCTGCGCTTCAGGCGCAGCCCCATCCGCGCGGCTTCGGCGGACAGTCGATGCTCGACAGCGTCCGCTGGTATCTCGGTCACGCGGGCCGCAAGGGCATGGTGCAGGCCGCTCGCATCATCGAAGCGGCGCGGGCGTGAGCGCGTACACGAAGCACGGCGCCCCGGGGTTCGCGGGCGATCCGTCCGCGCTCCCCGGGCAGGAGCCGCTGACGGGATCGCGCACGCTGCTGGTGCGCGGCGTGCTGCTAAATGTCGAGCGCGAGTCCGCCATGCACTACCGCGTGAGCGTTCGCCTGCCGGGCTGGCCGGAGTGGCGCAGGCCGTTCTCCGCCACGGTGCGCGCCGGGAAGCAGGGCAGGCGCGTGGCCACGATCCTGAACGAAGCGCTGGCGCACCACTGCGGCAGCGCGCAGTTCAAGCGCAAGGGCACGGGCGCCTGCGACGTGGACGCCATCGTGCAGGGATGCCTGCACGTGATGCACGGCAGGCGCTGGCTGCGGCGCGACGCGACGGAACGCTGCGGAAGCGAGCGCGCGGCGGAGTACGACGAGCGGGCGACGGCTCCAACCTGCGAGTGGTGAACGAGTTACGGCGGCTCGACTTTTTCTGTTGCAAGCCGGTTGACGTGGTGTAGAGTACGGGCACGGTCGCAGTGACCGCTGGAGTTTCAGCCATGACGACGACGAACAAGTTATTCGTGTTTCGGATTCAGCAGGCGGTGCAGGACGCGAAGTGGTCCGATGTCTGCACGCGCCTGACGTTCGACAAGGCGCGGAAGGTTTCCGACGCGCTCCCCGCGCAGCGCGGGCTGACGGCGGCGGACTTCCGCGTGGTGATGGTCGAAGTGACGGCGGAGCAGTTCGCCACGTACGAGCAGGAGCAGGCCGACCGGGACACGGCGCAGGAAGCGCTGGCGGCGGAGGACGCGGTGTTCGCGGCGGAGCGCACGGAGCAGGCCAAGCGGCTGGAGTATCGCTCGGCGCAGGACGCGCTGGCGGACGCGAAGATCAGGTTGCAGGACGCCCGGCTGGCGCTGCGCGGGCAGCGCGTGTTCACGAACGACGTGTACGTGGTGCGCTACCGCCTGAACGGCGGCTGGACGCAGTCGGGGCGCTACACCACGAAGGAGTTGGCGCAGATGTCCGTGCGCTCGCTGGAAGATCGCGGATGGATGGCGGAGTACGTTCCGGCCACTACCGACAGCGTGGACTATGCGAAGTTGCTGGCGGCGGAGGCTTCGCGCGCGGTGTTCGCGCGCGGCGGCTCCCCGCTGGAGGCGAACGCGGCGGCGGCGGCGGTCATCGCGAGGCAGGCGTAAGTGGTTGCGGGGCGCGGACTTCCACGCGCCCCACTTTTTCTGTTGCAAGCCGGTTGACGTGGTGTAGAGTACGGGCACGGTCGCAGTGACCGCTGGAGCCTTGACCATGAGTGCGTCGATCAAGCCGCTGTCGCGAGCGCAGATGTCCGCGATGAAGAAGATCGTGAACGGGAACCCGGTGCCCGCCGAGCCGAAGATGGTGGCGTCGCTGTCCTCGCTGGGCTTCGCGAAGTTGAGCGCGGACGGTCGCATCGTCCTGACCGTTCTCGGTCAGACGTGCCTGCGGCAGCAGTTGGAGGCGCGCTAACGTGGAATACTTCACGGTCGCAGCGCGCAGGCGCGACAACTGCGGGGCGTGGTGGACCATCGGCGTGCTGTCCACGCACAAGAGCCCGCAGGCGGCGGAGGGCAGGCGCTCGCGGGCGGACAAGACGCTGTCGGCGTTCAAGGACGAGTTGGGCAGGCGCGTGCTGAAGTGCGTCACGCTGAAGCACGCCACGAAGCAGTTTCCGTTCCACGGGACCGTTTACACGGAGCAGGACGTATGAGCATTTCAGAGATCAACGGCCCGCTGGAGTTCATCGCGGGCGACGGCAAGGAGGCGGACGTGGCGGCTGTCCGTCAGGCGTGGCAGGCGCTGCGCGACAAGGCGCGAGCGCGCGGCGTGTCCATCTGGCTGTCCGCCGCGCCGGAGCAGCGCGTGGACACGCTGGTGAAGTCCGTGGTGCGCTGCGGGGAGCGGCTGGAGGCGCTGGAGCAGCGCGCGCGCGGCACGCGCGTGGTAGTCCCGTCGCATCTGTCGAGGGCGCTTCGGCATCTGCTGGTGCGATGCGTCCAGCCGAACGCGACGTGGCAGCAGTGGCTTCGGCATGAGTTCGGCGACGACACGGCCAGCGACATGGTCGATGGCGTCACGGAGTTGTTGAAGTGAACATCCGCGTGGAGGACTGCTAAATGTCGAGGCGCGAAACCAAGGCGGAGCGCGTTAGGCGCGAACATTCAGAGGCGCGGCGCGCGGTGGTCACGCTGGCGTACGGCGAGTCGATGCCGAAACCGCTGGTGGTGGAGCGGGACGGCGATCCCGTCCCGGGCTGGCACGCCTATGCGTCGCTTTCGTACGGCTCGCTGGGGCGTATCGAGCGCGGATGGACTTCGCGCTGGAGTCACGGGCACGGCGACTGCCCGAAGCGCGGCGAGGAGTGGAGGGCCAGCGGCTCGCGGGGCCCGGCGGACAACCTGTTCGCGACGCGGCGCGAAGCGCTGGTGGCGCTGCGGCTGATGGCGGCGGAGCAGATGGCCGCGATGCTGGTGGAGTTGGACGAGCAGATCGAAGCGGAGGCGCGCTAAATGCCGCAGGCCCGAGGACGAGTCCCGCAGATGCAGCCAACGGAGTTCGTCATCGACGGCGAGGGGCTGGAACTTCACGCACGGAAGACGGCTACCCCAGACGAGCGCAAGCAGGCGGCGCAGTTGTTCAGTCACGTAGTCGCTAGGCTCCGAACGATCCGAAGGACGGAACACGTGGTGCGGGCTGACCCGTGGCTTACCTGCGATCCCAACGGCTCGCTGCGAAAGCGCATCGGGCAGATGATGCTGGAGCGCAGGTATCACGCGCGCGACTGCGAGCGCACGCAGGAGCCGGTCACGCGCTGGGTGGTCGATCAACACGGGAACCTGATCGGAGCCGACTGCGACCCGTGCGGCGGATGGGTCCGGTTGTGACGTGTTAGGGTCGATACCTACTGCGTTATCGGACGTTGACGGATGTCGCCAACGCGCGGGCCCGCCTGCGCGAGCCCCGGACGGGCGCGCGGCCGGGAAGTCGTCCGGCGCGCTCCGGCCCGCGCGCGGCCCGCCGGGCGGCTGGAATCGGCCCGCCAGCGAGCGTTCAAACCGGCGACGCCGGGGCGCTGATACCTAGTCGTTCTAGGCTTATGCCATCTGGGCACCGGGACTTTAGTCCCTTGCATATGCAAGGCTTGTAGTCCTCCAGCGAGTTGTTGACGCGCTTCCGGTGTCAGTTTATGGTATGCTATCCCTCGCACACGCGCAGGTGCGCGCGCCTGCGGGCGCGTCCGCGTGCGTGCGCGCGCACACGAAGTGGCTGGAGCCGATAAGACTATGTCCGAAGTGTGTAACGATCGGCACGACGACCTACAAAAGCGCTGGCGCGAGGCGTTCGGGGCGCTTCACTCCGGGGGAGGACGGGGCTTCAGACTGCGCTGGTGGCGCTGGCGCGGCGTGTCCTACCTGCGGGCGACGCCCCGGGATGGCGTGAAGCGCTGGGCGGCGTTCCTCGCGCAGCAGCAGGACGACGGGCGGCTGGCGCTGGTGCGCGTCACGTTCGCGGGAACGCTGGCGCGGCTGGGCGTGAACGGGCGTACGAAGGCGGCGCGCGTGGTGCCAACGCAGGCCCCGCACGGCGCGTGGGTGGCTGGGTGGACCTGCGACGGGATGGGCTCCTTCTGGGGGCGGCGCGGGCTGCTGCGGGACGACGTATGGGCATCGTGGGTACAGCGGCCGTGGGACGGGCTGGGCGTGACGCGCGGCGAGCGCGCGCAGGTGCAGCGCATCCTCGGGCCCGTGCGCGCGGCGACCGGGCGCGGGCTGCGTGGTCCGTCGCGGCTAAATGTCGAGCCGCCGTGGGATGCGGTGGTGCCGCAGATGCTCTGGGTTCCGAGTCGCAACCGGCTGAACCGTCGGCGTTTGAACGGGCAGGACCGGGCGGCGCACGCGGCGCGCAGGCGTGAGCGCAGCGAGGCGTGGCACAACCGGCGCGCAGGGTTTAGGATCAACTGACATGGACGCACTGAACGACGACGCGCTGGCGCCGGGCAAGCAGGAGGGCCCCGTGGTCCGCTGGGAGCCGTCCTATGCGTGGTGGCGCCAGACTCCGCTGAAGGTGGCGCAGGACTTCCTGCTGGCGCTCGCGCAGACGGGAAACAACCGGCTGTCCTGCGAGTTGTCCGGGCTGGGCAAGGCGGTGCTGCACGACCTGCGGGCGTCGGAGAACGGGCAGTACAAAGATCCCGAGTTCATCGCGGCGTACGAGACGGCGCTGGAAGAGGCCACGGACAGGCTGGAGCAGGAGGCGCGCAGGCGCGGCGTCATGGGCGTGGAGCGTCCCGTCTATCAGGGCGGCGTGCGCGTCGGCTACGTGCGCGAGTACAGCGACCGCCTGCTGGAGACGATGCTGCGCGCAAGGCATCCCGTTTACACGGAGGCGCTGTCCAACAGGGTGAACGTGGACGCGCGCAGCGTGAACGTGGGCGCGCTGCCGCCGACGGGCGAGGCGCTGAAGCAGTGGATCGCGGGGCTGTCGCGTGCGGCGGGCGACCTGTCGCTGCCGGTCGGCGGCGAGGAGCCCTAAATGGCCGGGCTCGGCAGCACGGCGATGCAGCGCGAGAACGCGCGCAAGGCGCGCGAGGCGCAGGCGTCCGTGCGCGCGGAGTTGGAGCGGATGCTGCCGGGCGTGGTCGGCAATCCGTTCATCCCGCATTGGCCGACGCCAAAGCAGGCCATCTTCCTGTCGCTGCGGGCGCAAGGCGACGGGCTGCTGGAAGCGCTGTTCGGTGGCGCGGCAGGCGGCGGGAAGTCGGACGCGCTGCTGATGGCGGCGGCGCAGTTCGCTGACCGACCGGAGTACGCGGCCATTATGTTCCGGCGCACGCACACGGACTTGGCGCAGCCGGGCGCGCTGATGGACCGCTCGCAGGCGTGGTGGGGCCGCAAGGCGCATTGGAACGGCACGGACAAGTTGTGGACGTTCCCGAGTGGCGCGAAGGTGGCGCTGGCGTACCTGTCGAAGCCGAACGATCATCTGCGGTATCAGGGCGCGGAGTACCACGCGACGTTCTGGGACGAGTTGACGCAGTTCCTGATGCGGCAGTACGAATACGTCGCGCTGTCACGCACGCGGCGCAGGGCGGGCAGCACGATCCCGCTGCGGGCGCTGTCGGCATCGAACCCCGGCGGGCTGTCGCATGACGCCGTGAAGGCGCGCTTCGTGGACGCAGCGACGCGCGATGGGCGCGTGTACGTTCCGGCCACCATCGAAGACAACCCGCACGTGGACAAGGTGGCGTACACGGCGGGGCTGTCGCGGCTACACCCCACGGTGCGCGAGCAGTTGCTGCGCGGCGATTGGTCCGCACGTGAGCCGGGCGACTACTTCCGGCGCGAGTGGTTCGGGCCGCTGCTGGACCCGGACACGGAGGCGGTGCCTTCGTCGGAGTGCGTGCGGATTCGCTGGTGGGATTTGGCGGCGTCGGAGTCGGACGACGCCTGCTACACGGCGGGCACGCGGATGCTGCGTGACCTGCGCGGGCACTACGCTGTCGAACACGCGGTGCGCTTCCGGGCGACGCCGGGCAAGCGTGACGACCTGATTTGCGACGTGGCGAAGACGGACGGGCGCACGGTAAATGTTGGCATCGAAATCGAGCCCGGCAGCGGAGGGCAGGCGCAGTTCGACGCGCTGGAGCGTCGTCTGCGCGTGATGGGCGTGCGGGCCATCGGACAGAAGCCCACGGGCGACAAGGCGACGCGCTGCGATCCCGTGGCGTCGGAGTTGGAGCGCGGGCACCGGGAAGAGTGGCAGGGCTGCGGCATCCGTCTGTACGCGGGCGCGTGGACGCAGATGTATCTGGACTCCGTGGAGGGCTTCCCTGAATCGGAGTTCGTGGACTTGGCCGACGCCACCAGCGGCGCGTTCGGCTGGCTCTGGGCGAACGGGCCCGGCAGGAACAGCCCGCCGGGCGAGGCGCGGCCCCCGCCGCCCCCGCGCAACGCCACGCAGACGGATGTACACCCCGCCGATAGGCCGGAGGACTCGCGCGGGCTCTGGAGGCCGGGGCGTTGGCACGGACGTGGCGCATGGTAGGCTTCCGCGAGTGGCTGCTAGGTCCGACGCAGGAGCCTGATCCCGTGGCTGACGTTCCCGATCCCCAGACGAAGCCCCCGCCGGACCCGGCACCGTCGTTGGTCACGTGCGCTTCGTGCAAGTTCTGGTGCATCGACGGGCGGATGTTCCGCGATGCTCACGGCAACGAGTTCAGCGCGGGCGAGTGCAGGCGCCACGCTCCGCAGCCGCAGTTCGCGCGCGACGGCGGCGACCTGACGAAGCGGCTGGGCTGGCCGGGTACGCTCTCGCATGAGTGGTGCGGCGAAGGGAGCGTGTAAACGTGGCAGAGGAACTTCGCCTGCGCTCCGTGGCGCAGCAGTTGTACGTGCGCGCGCTTTCGACGGCGTGGCGCAACGGCGTGCAGTTGTACGATCCGACGTTGTGGCTCATCCGCGAGCCGGAGTTGGAAGAGAAGATCCTGCGCGACGCGGACTGCGCGCACGCCATCGGCTTCCGTCGGCATCTGATCGCGGGCAAGTCTTGGCAGGTGGCGACGACGAGCAAGGGCAGCGCGCGCGGGCAGATGGCCGTCCACGTCGCAGACTCGCTGATCCGCAACATCAAGCACTTCACGCAGGCGCGCATGAATCTGGCGCGGTCGTTCTTCAGCGGCGCGCGCTTCGGCGAAGTGGTGCTGGAGCCCCGCACGCTGACCATCGGCGACGGCAAGCCGCGAACGTGGGCTGTTCCCACGTCGATCAAGGACATGGACAAGCGGCGCTTCCGCATCGTGCCGCATCCGACGACGGACGCGGGCAAGGAGTCGTTCAGCCCCACGTGGGAAGTCTGGGACGTGGCGCGCGCGGAGTTCAAGCCGCAGACGCTGGACGGCTACCGGCGCACGATCCGCCACGTGTACGCGGACGACGAGGCGACGCTGGGCCACGGGCGCGGGCTGCGCGAGGCGCTGGGCTGGTGGTGGTACGCCAAGGAACACGTGTTCCACGAATCCCTCACGGCGGTGGAGAAGTTCGCGGGCGGCACGCTGATGGCGAAGATCAAGGGCGTGCGGGACAGCGCTACGGGCGCCCCGAACACGGAACTGATTCGGCAGTGGACGCAGGTGCTGGAGGACTTGCGCGCGCGCAACGTGCTGGTGCTGGACTCCGAAGACGAAGTGGAGATGATGCGGCAGGAGGGCACGGGCTGGCAGTTGCTGACGGAAGTCAAGCAGGAACTGAAATCCGCCATCTTCACGCTGGTGCTGGGCGCGAACCTGACGACGAGCGCGGACAAGGGCGGCTCCTACGCGCTCGCGGAGATTCAGGAAAACAGCACGGAAGCGCTGGTGCAGTTCGACCGGGAAGCGCTGGAAGAAACGCTGTCGGACGACCTGATCGGTTGCCTCTGGTTCTACAACTACGCGAACATCTGCGAGTTGGGGCTGGCGGACGAGCCGCAGCCGAAGTTCAAGATCACGCAGGAGAAGAAGAACGATCCGAAGGAGCGCGCGGAAGTCGCCAGCACGCTGCACGCGATGGGCGTGCCGCTGACGCAGGCCGACGTATACGAGCAGACGGGCTTCCGCGTGCCGGAGCCCGGCGAAGCCGTCATCAAGGGGCAGGAAGCGCCCCAGCAGCCCCCGCCCGGCGGTGCGGGAGGCTTCGGCCCCGCAGCCTTTCGACGCGGCGCCGGACGAGTTCTGGACGGACCCGCGCGACCGCTGACGTTCGCGGGCTTTGACGAGTCGAAGCATCCGCGCGACGACCACGGGCGCTTCGTGTCTGGCTCTGCAATTCAGGACGCAGCGTTCGATCCCGCGAAGGCGGACGAGTTGCGGTCGAAGGTCACGAACCCGGAAGAGCGCAAGAAGTTGGAGGCGGCGCTGGCGAACCCGGGAAGCATGGACAGCGCTGCGGCGGAAGAGCGCAAGCCGAAGCGCGGGCGCCCCAGCACGGAGCAGCGGCGCGAGCAGTTGATTCAGGCGAGCGCTCGCGCGATCAAGACGACGGCTGGGCTGAAGCCTGAACAGATTGTGGAGGCGCACGACGCAACCGGCTTACAGCCGAAGCACACGCGGTCGGCCATCGAAGGGCTGGAATACCACTTCGCCGACAAGTTCGCAGTGTCGCGTTACTACGACAACCCCACGCCGGAGAATGCGTCGAAGTTGGCGCACGCGCTGCGCGAGTCCGTGAAGGGGCAGCGTGACGAGGGCGGCAACGTGACGCTGCCGAAGATCCCGGGTAAGGAGGAGTTCGCGGCGAAAACAGCGCACGTGGACACGATCAACCATATCGCAAACGTCATCGAAGATCCGGTAAGGCACGGGCCCACCACGTTTCGACCGCTCGCGAAGCAGCGCAAGCGTGCGCTGGAGGTCGCAGAGAAGCACAAGGGATTCGACGCCGAAATCAAAGACGACGACAAGTACGAGACGCTGATCGAACGTCACCAGAAGTCACGCGACGTTGTGCGCGAGTTGATGATGGACGCAGGGTACGACTTCGGCGGATACGAGCCCATCGTTGACGAAATGCAGGGCCATCAGCAGATGGCGCATCTTGGCTTCGACAAGCCGAACCCGACGAAGGCGAGGCTGCACACGAAGCAGGCGCAGAGCATCGCGAGCGCTATGCTTCGCGCGAAGAAGATGGGGCTGCTGGACAAGGTCGCGGATTCAACCACGGAGCGCGCGTACGGCGGCTCCAGCGATATCAAGGCCAACGGCGGCAAGCCCCCGCGATTCAACAACAACCAGACGCGCTTCCAGAAGTCCGGGTATTCGCTGAACGAAGCGGCTGCGTTCTACTCCGTCATTGACCACGAAATCGTGATGCGTCCTGATCCGCGCGACGCAAATCCGGAGAAGCCCGCCGCGCATTCAGACAAGGAGTATTCAGACTCCTACGCGCGCAGGGTGATGGGCGGCATCAACTACGGCGAAGAGGCTTTCCTTGAGGCCACGGGCTCGCTGGAGGCGACCACGCTGCATGAGTTCGGGCACGCCATGCACGGGGCGCACAACCCGGGCAAGTTCGCTGGTATCTACACGTCCAACGGGTACCAGCGCGGGGACCAGCCGCCGTACAACGGGTTCGCCACGTCCGACGCCAACTTGGTGAAGGGCGTTTCCGTCACGATGCTTTCGCGCTATGGGCGGTACAATCCGCACGAACTGATCGCGGAGACGTATACGCGCATGGCGCTGGGCCAGCCTGTCGATCAGCGAGTCATGCAGATGTACAAGAAGTACGGCGGATACATTCCGGCGCACGTGCGCGAGCGCGCGGCGGACAAGGAGTAGAGCGTGGCAACCCCGAACATCCCGAAGGGCGCAACCCCGGCGCAGGCAGGCGAGGCGATGGGCAAGTCCGCTGCCGTGATGGGGGACGACTTTTTCAAGCGCGTGGAGGAGTTGGGGCTTTCGGCTCCGAAGCCGAACCCGCCGGAGTCGATCCCCGTCGGTACGTCCTTCCACCCCGCCGAAGACGACGCGGAGGACTGATGCTCACGCTGTCGGCTGGCTTCTGGCTGCTGGGGCGCGAGGACGGGCAGGCGAAGCCCGCGCTGATCCGCGTGGCTCTGGAGGGCCCCGGGCTCTCGCGGACGGCGTACGGCTCGGCGTGGGCCAAGGACATGGCGGCGG